CGTGAACGCGAGCACCGCGTCTTCATACGTGCCCCAGGTCCGCGCGTCGTTGGACCTGGCATGTTCGTTGTGGAACTGCGCCTGATACGGGACCTTCGTCCACTTGCCGTCTTTAGTCTGCTCCCATTTCCAGATCACCCAGTGGGCAAGCTGGGTCAGCGGCAACAGCGCCGCCGGCAAATGGGCGAGATCAGCATTAAAAGTGTGTGGCTTGGGAATCGCCGTCATAGTCATCATGTGAGTGACCTTCGCAATTTCCAGAAGATGCTGAGCAGGAATCCGCCCATCGGCGGGGTTGGCGTGCGCCAGCGCAATTTAGCCGGCAATTCGTCGAGAAATTCTTGTTCGTTGGGTTTGAGACTGGTCTTGGCCGGATTGCTCAGACAGTACTTGGTCATCTCCAGCCAGCGCGGTTCGCCGTCATCATCGAAATAATCGGCGGACAACCTGCACCCGCCACACTCTTTGCGTCCCTTCTTGACCCCGCGTTCGAACGCTAACTGGCAGTCGACGTCGCTGTATTTCTTTTCCTCAATCGCGCCATTACAGTTTTCGACCAGAACGGCGAGATCGCTGAATGCCAAGCCCTCGTTTGGGAGTAATCGCCTTAGTCCGTAAGTTGCGCCAGCCGCCTCACCGTCGTAAGGCGAGGCCATCATTCGAATCGCCACCCCGATTCGGTTGGCGAGCGCACACGGATGCAATTTCTTGTCCGCAGCATTGGGATTGCAGCAACATGCGCGATTGTTGAGCGGGCAAATGCGATCTGTCATCGCCAGCACCTCTCGCGATGACTGCACATCTTGCAGCGCCAGTCCTCCGGATTTTCCGTGATTCGCGACAGCAGCTCGCCGGCACGCGTCGCCTCGATGATCGTGACTGCCCGGTCGCTGGTCGCCTGTGCCAATGCGGCGTCAAATGGCACCAGGAAATTGAGACGCTCACAGCTGTCGGCATTCACGACGCTGAACAGCGCGGGATTGGTAACGTCTAAATATGCCTGATAGATCGCGACCTGCGCCGCGTACACGGCGTAAAGCCCGGTCAGGCCATCGCGTTCGATCGCTTTCCATCCCTTCGCTCCGAGGCACTTGTGTTCCCAAAGGAATGGATATCGCAGAGCCGGCAGCTGTGGTCCGGCGACGATGATCCCGTCGGCATGACCACGAAACAGACCATCTGCCGCCTTGAATTCCTGCTGTTCGGCCGGCGCAAACTTGAATCCTGCTGCGATCAGATGCTGGCGCGTCACGTCTTCGAAGAAGTGCCCGCGTTCGAAAATGTCCTTGATACGACCGGGAAACTGCGGATCACACATCCAATCGTATTGGACTTTGCGTAAGCATTCGGACCCGATCGCGCTGGCGCCAAGATACTGCCGGTAGTTTTCGCTCGGCGTTTCGCTGCGCTCGATTAGATCATTAACCAGCTTGTTGATCGGCCGGTCTGAAAGGTTTGCACGGTTAAAGTCGAGAGTCGTGCTCATAGCTTTTCTTCACGTAAGTCTACGCATGGCATTCCATGCTGGCGCAACAGCCCGTTGAGCACCCAACGCAAGGATCTGATTAGGTCCACGTGCGGAAGGGGCTGCAAGGTCAGCACGAATCTAGTGTTGTTCAAAAAGGGATTGGGTCGCCGGTCTTCTCATCGAACTCCGCCTTCTTCAGAATCGTGCCCGGCCCCTGATCGCGCGCGTATTCGGCGCCGCGCAGCAATTGCCATCCCAACATCAGGAAGTTCGTCATGGTGTCCTTCGACCAGGCCGAGAGCGGCAACGACCAGTCGATCCCGGCGGTATCCGCCAGCGCGGGCAAGATCGATGTGACAACCGCGACGTCACACGGGTCGGGCGAAAAGCCGGTTAGTCGCACCGCCTGTTCCTGATCGAGCCCTTCGGCGATCGCCTGGCGAACCCGTACCTCGATCCAGCCAAAGATCGCCGCGGTGATAATCATTCCCCACTCATGATCGGTGAGCCGGCCGCACGGCGTGTTCATTCGCGGGCCGGAACCCAATGCGATCTTGCGAGCTCCGGCGATGGCGGCTTCGGTCGCCCGCTGCTGCCATTCGTCCTCGCGTTTCGACGAGAATTCCACGTTGCATTCTCTGTTGTTGGCTTCGAAGCGTCCGGCGGTAGATCGCGCACGAATTCCAAGGGCAAGCCGTCGTCGAGCATCGCGCGCGGTCCATCGCCGAGCATTGCGTCAGTCATTCTTTGCCCAATCCGGCCGTGCGATAGCGTTGGCTGGCGGGGTTGTTGGGGTCGACGGGGTGCCGGTATTCGATGGGGAACCGGCCTGGATCTGCTCGGGCCTGGTCCACGCCTGGCGCTCCGGCGTGATCACTTCCTTGATCATGTTCTTCGCGGCGTACCCACCGCTCGGTCCTTCGATACCGAGGCGGACCATAAACCGCAGCTGATCAAAATCTCCCCAGCCTTGCGTCTGGCGCGCGGCCTTTGCCGCATCGCTTTCGTCCTTTGGTTTAATTCCGCGCGCACTCTCCAGCATCGCCTTGAGGGTCTTGCGCGAGATCTCAATGGCGTCGGCGTGATTGTTACCGTTGACGGTGTAACGCGCCCACAGCTTGCGCTTGGCATGCGGTCCATCGACGACGACGAACTCGCAATTCAAGTGTTCGCTATTGCCGTTCTGGGCGCGCGTGAGCCACCCGCCCGGACCAACGTTGCCGGGACGAATGGTCATCTGTACGGTGCAAACCGTATTGTCAGGAATGACGTCGAACGAACGCTGCTCACCGGCATCGTTGAAGTCGAAGTTGAAGTTGGTATTTGCCATGATCACTCTCCCGCTTGCTTGTTGGTCAGTTTGATTAGAAGTTTCCCGAGATCCGGGGCTTCGATCTGACCGAGGCGGCCAGACCGATCCTTGGCCGGATAGGCCCAGGGGTTGGGCGAAGTGCAGACAAAGCCGCGCGTCGGCGGCCTGCCGTCACCAAAATCCAGAAACTGATAGGTCACGATCTGATCGACGATACCGGGCAGCTCGCGGGAAGCCTTGCTTCCCTCGGCCTGCAGCTGCCATTCGCCGCGATTGAACTCATCGACCACCCGCTCGAGGATGCCGACGAACACCACGTTCTTTGCGCGCGCGTGCTGTAGCTGGTTCAGCCACAGAATCGTTTCGCGAGCATGCAGACCATAGGCTCCGCGCACATCCTTTTTGCCGCTGCGCTCGGAGTAGGCCTCGGGCTGTTGCTCGGCCCAGCGGAACGAGAGTCGCGAGATTGCCGTTAGGCTGTCTACGAACAGGGTGGCGTATTGATCGATATTTTCGAGCGCACCGCCGCTCGCTTCATAGTGAGCTTGTGAATAACACGCTGTGGGCGGAAACGACGGATTGGGCCCACCGATCCGGCACGCGAGATCGCGCGCGGTCGGCCAGTCATCCACCCGGATCGTCGGCACCGGCAGATCGATCACTGCCAGATCGCCGGCCTCGATATCCATGAACAGCGTCCGCCCGGGATCGACCGTGCGCAGCAGTGAGGTCTTGCCGACCCCGGTCGGGCCGACGATCAGCACCTTGGCACCGCGCCGCTCGCGCAGCCGTTCATCGGCTGAGATGATCTTCATGCCGACACCCCATAGCGCCGCGCTCGGTCCTCTTCGTCCTCCTGCTGGTAGATCCGATTGCGCATCTCGCATACGCGACTGCTCGCTTCGTGGTAAGCCTTGCGCGCAATGTCTCGTGCTTCTTCAAGCTTGCGAAGCTCGGCATACAGCTCGGCGAGAGGACCCTCGGTCGGCCAGGAAGGGGGTTGCAAGTACCAGGACCAACGGAGCGAAGCGTTGGCATCTGATTTGATGTTGTTGCGCGGGATGATATGAGTGCGATCGCTGGGCGCGTGATAATACACGAGCTTGGCCGTGATCTTTTTGATCTCATATCTAGTGCCATCAGCGCGATAGAGATACTGAACCATCTGATCGCCTCACTTCTTGATCTGGGTGAGTAAGAGCTTCGCCACGTCGGTCTTCTGCGCGGCCAGCCCCTTGAGCCCGCCAGTCGCAAAGGCGGCGACCGCCTTCAGAAGATCTGCCAAGCGTTGAGCGGCGCCGGTGTCGAATTTGTCGCTCGCACCGCCTGTGATGCGGGCGATTTCAGCGTAGATTTCGGCTACGCGTTCGTCGCCGCCCTCCTGAAACATGAAAACCGGGACGCCGCCGAGTTCGTGCGCCTCGGCATAAAGATCCGTAGGAATCTCCTCGCAGGCATCGCTGATCAGGATCAGCGCGTTGACCTTCTCGCGGGCATTTTCCCGCCGCGCATGACCAAGGACCCGCGCGATCTGCGTATGTCCGGCCGAACACAGGATCCGCGACATGGCGGCTTTGAGCGACGCGGCGTTATTCAACCAACGCGAAGTCGTGCATTCGCCAAATCCGCGGTAATAGACCAATTGGATTTCGAGACCGCCGAGGCCGACTGCAGTCTCGAACATATTCGCCTGAAGTTGCGCAGCGCTATCCCAGGTCGGCTGTCGGCTCGCGGTCGCGTCGAGGGCGAAGATGATGCGGCCGCGCACCGGATCGACACGCTCAAAGAACGCTTCGAGGTGCGGCCGGGTGGGAACAGTGAGTGAGGTCATGGTGTCAATCCTTCCACGAGGTCGCTTATCGCCTCTTCAACCTGGATGGTGCCGTCGACAATGTCGCCAATTTCCGATTCGGCTCTGTTGCGACAATCGGCCAGCAACAGATCGATCTGGTCGCGCGGAGTGTCTTTGAACTGCGGTATGCGTTTGAGCACGCTCACGATGTCGTCGAAGATCTCGCCGAGCACGGGAAGCGCATCATCCTCGGTCCAGACGGAATCCCAGTCGATCGCGTTGCGAATTTTGTTTTCGAGAGCGTCCGTCATCCCACTAATCCTCCAGGGACGCAGGCAATGTCACAGCCGACGAAGTTGCGGCCGAGCTGCCGTGCGGCATGCATCACGACAAAGCTTCCGGCTGCCGGATCGACGACCAGGTCACCGGGCTCGGTAACGGCGCCAATCAGCCGGGAGATCAAGCCGATCGGCTTGATATGCGGGTGCAGCTTGCGATCAACTTTTTCGATCCAGCGGTTGGGAATCCCGTGATCGCGCCAGGTCGCCTTGGCCTTCAACGGTTCCTTCTGCAGAACCAACAAGTAGTCACCACGTCGACGTGAGCGGTATCCTTGCCCGATACGCTCACTGTCCCATGCGATCAGGTCGACGCACTTCAGAACATCGGCAACGCGAAGGTGGTAAGCTTCGCAGAGTCTGAAAGTGTCGACCCATTCCAAGACATAGCCGCTCGGCCGTAATACGCGTGCCATTTCGCGGCGGCAGGCATCGATATACTCGCTCGTCATCGCCGGCAGCATCGCACGCTCTTTCTGTCGCGCGCCCTCGTTGCCGTATGCGAGTCGGTCCAGCGTGTCGCGGTGTTGTGGGTCGAAGAACGCGAGGCGGATGCAGCAATCCGACAGCGAGTGCAGCAGCGCGAGCGCGTCGCCACGCTGTGCCGTGTTGAGCTGATATTCTGTGGAGCGTTGCAACATGACACGTCATTCCATTCTTGCGAATTCTCGGATCATTGGGCTCGTTGCTGATCTGAAACCGGTCTCGTCAGTGCCGGCATCACAGGCGGACGCGGGCGCGACGACCTTGTCCGTCAGATCGTTGCTGGATCTATGAGACCGCGCGTCTTCGGATTACGCATGAAGTTTGCGTACTCCTCGGCGCTGATTTCTTCGCGCTTCGCCAGGTGCATGCCGTGATATTCGCGAACGCGGGCCTGCGTCAGAAAACGCCGCGCGCTGAAGTCATCGGCTTCTTTGCGGGTTGCGAAGGGCCCGATCTCGGTGTCGGGATCGGAATGCGGAACGACGGTGTAGAAATTCTCGGGCAGCTCGCCAGAGAAGGAGTAGATTGTCGTCATTTTGCATATTTTCCTTCGATTTGGAGATTAGGTCCCGCCGGGCGCGTACGCCCGACGGTAGTTGTTGTTGTTGCTGGGCGTTGTTGGGGTTAAAGTGTCTTGGCTAGGCATTCCCAGACGAAAATGGGGCCATAGCGCTCGAGCACGGTGTTGATCTCCACTTCCGCCAGCACGGCCTCCGGCGTGTTCACGGGGTCGGTCGGCACTTCGGCCGGCACGATGGTCACCATGTCGGTCGGCACTTCGGTCGGAATGCCGATCGCGACCGTGTCATTGGGCACGGCGGCCGGGTTCAGGGGCACGATGGTCACCATGTCCGCCGGCACTTCGGTCGGAATGCTGATCGTGACCGTGTCACCGGCCGGGTTCAAAGGCACGAGGACTTCGGTCTCCCACTCCTTACGCCGGTGGCGTTCGGCGTAGACCGCGCTGACAGATACCTCGAACACGTCAGCCCACTGCGCCTGGGTGAGGTCTCTCAGGCCGTATCCTTCGTCGTAGGCACGAATTGCCGAGTCGAGTCGCTGGCTCTGGTACAATTTCTGATGGGCGACACTTTTGCCGCGGAGGGTGGTTGCACCGATCCGGTACGGATCGTATTTAGACTTAAAGGCCATGGGTTTTGCTCCTTTCATGGCCGGCACCCTTCGATTTGGTCAGCGCCGGCCTGGTACGCCGGCGCTGCCGTCTTTGCCGCGAGGGTGTTGTTGGTGGTTGCGGCAAACTCAGAATTCGGTTATGAGGCCCCCTCCTGCTGCAGCATCAGCGCATGCTTGAGCTTCACGCCGACCCGGCGCGGGCTCAGCCGAATGATTTTTTCGGGATATCGACGCCGCCATGTGTCGGGCGAAATGCCGGAGATTTCCGCCGCCTGCTCGAGCGTGATGATGCGCTCCAGCTCAAGCAGGGGTGACAGCTCGATGTAGTTATTGGTCGGGGCGGGCATCTAGCTCTCTAGCAAGACGACGCATGACAACGCGTCGTGATGCGGAACTAGGCCAGCAGAAACCCCGAACGCACTCAAACGCATTAAGATGCGTCTGTCGCCGAGTTGTCAGTTACTTCTTTGAGGGTCGTGAGCGGGGGTGAAGATCCAAAGAGCGCAGCAAGCCCTCAATGTATCGTGCGTCTAGAGGCTTTTCGCAATCCGGAGCGCTGTTCGATTCCGTCGCGAGCTCCCTCGACCGGTCCGTGATATTCATGCGCTTGGCGTCGAATTCCGCCTTGCGTCGCTTGTATGCAGCCGGAATCCACTCTTTGCCAGAGAGTTTGGGCGCGGGGGTCCAAATCGCATGGACGTCAGAGCCGTTGCCGGTGACGTTTAGATACTCCCACAGCCATCCGCGATCGTCCAAGTAGGACATTGTATTGGTCCGAAAATTCCACCTGTAAGCGGGTGTCGCTTCTGGCGGCACTGGTTCATCACGGAGTGCCATGAACAGCATCCATCGTGTTTGCTGTACACGCTGCTCAGGAGTTCCAGATAAGGGCGGCTCAAACTCCCAGGGTTGACGCAGCCAACGGTGCCGCATCTGATAGACACAGACCTTGCTCGCGTGCAGCGGCAATCGACCTTTGCGGAAGGCGGTAGCAATCTCTACTTGAGCCGAACTGTCAACTGGAGCATGAACTCGCGCCAGCGCCGAGATCTCCGAAAGGGACATGCGCACTTCTTCACGCGCATGCGAATCGGTAGACTTGTTAGCAGCGTTGGCCATGGGGTCGCGTCCTTGGCAGGTCAGGGCGAGCACGACTGTTCGTAGCGCCCAGGCGATCCGCTTTACGCGCTCCCCGGCCGAAACGAAATCACTTTTTGATCGCGACCTTCAATGACTGCTGTCAAATATTCGCCCCAACGCACTAACGCATTGCGCTTCTCAACCTCATAGCGTGCATAGTTGTAGGTGCCGGCGACTCCACTTTTGTGACCGCTCACATGCCCGAGCACGGCTTCAACATAGTGTGGTGCAATTCCCAGCCGATCGTGCATCATGGTGGAAGCAGTTCGGCGAAGATCATGAAGTCGCCACTCAGCGATCGGAGCCCTGCCGGCCGCCTCGCGCACATCGAACAGACGGGCATCGAGCTCGGCCTTCGATTTGCTCCAGCCCTGGAAGCCGCGTCCTTGTCCTATGGCGAAGACGGAATCGCGAAGGCTGCCATCCGGCGACGACCGCCGCGGTTGGGTCTGCAGAATGGCGAG